CAGTTATTAAGAGATAGTGATATTGTCAGCGTAAGTTTTTTGTGCGTCAACGCCTTTAGTAAGGTACGCCGCTACAGTTCCAGCCGTTAAACCAGAGTATTGTAAACGGATATAACGGTAAGCTGTAGCAACTGGCTGTAAGTACGCTTGTACTTTAGATCCAGCAGCAGCAGCAGCCGCGAAACTTGGCAATGTTTGAAGAGTTACAGGAGACGTGAAAGCCTCATCTGTAGAACCTTGAACGATAGTCGCTAAAGTACCTGTTAAAGCTGTTTTAGCAGCAACAACAAGCTCCATAACTTCGCCAGCTCCGACGTCACGAGCAACGCCTAGATCGATTACGTTTGTTGATGCAGCAGTAGCGGTTACTGATTGAGCCGCTGAAAATTCTAATTCTTTATCTAAAATCATTTTATTCTCCTATTTGTAATTAAGTTAGTTACGTTTAAAGAACGGCTGCATTATGCAACCGTTGCCTCTGTTTCAAGTAAAGCGTCTTCGATTTTAACTGGGATGCCACGGAAAGAGTAGATTGCTTTTCCATCAACATCTTTGTAATCAAGAGATCCGCCAGACACCATGTCATTACGACGTTGGATATCTAAATATTGGAACACTGTACGATTCATATAAATCACACATTTACCTAAATTTTTGTTCGGTATACGGTGAGTTAATTTGATCAAAAGATCAACTAAGTCAGCCGGAGTAGAGTTAGTTACTAAATTAGAAATGTCGATATTGCAAAGACGTGCTGCATATCTCCAGTCTTTTAAAGCAATACCCATGTCCCAAGAAAACTTGTCCTTGTAAACTTCCATTTGTGCGCCAGTTACGCCGCCTGCATTTTGTTCGATTTGTAAACCGTGATCAACGTGATCAACCCCTGCTTTAGAACCTTTAGGGTAGATACCGTGAACAGTTTGCTCGCCCCAGCAAACTAACCATACTGATGAGTTGTCAGAACCAGAGCCGCCACCATTGATAATGTTCTGCGCGTTTGGAGCAGACAATGATGAATAACGAATTGATAATCCGTTGAACTCTTCTGGAGCTACTGAACTATTTCCATAGAATATAGTTTGAGCAGCTTCTTGTTTCATAGCTTCCAAGAAAGCTTTTGCTTCTGATAAACGATATTCTTTTTCGTTACCAGACATTTTAGCAAGCTTAACGTCACATACCGACCAAGCTTCCAACATACCAATGCCCTCTTTGATTTGAGCAGTTGTACTTTTTGAAGGTTGAACTCCGGCATTTAATAAGCGCCAGTATACAGCAGGCAAACCAGTTCGCACTGTAGTTACATGAGAAGTCATTTCGTTCGCTTCTTTGAACATGATGTCATCTAGAATGCCATTATCTTGTGATAATAATTCTACGATTTTAGCGATCTTGCCGTTTGGATCTAGACGTTTTGCAACATCTAAAAGAGTGTTTTTTGTTTGGTTTAATGTAGCCATTTAAAATCCTTTCGCGTTATGCGTTTTTGTTTTTGTTAATTAGTTTTTTGATCTGGGTAAAATAAGTCGTAGTCACTTCGGCTCTCTGGAGCACCATGACTTTTGCTTCTCACCATCGAATCATCCTGTAAATCTTTACCGATACGAGCAAGTAATCTTAAAACTTTCGGATGGTTTCCTAAGCCAGTTTTATCTAGCACGTCTTTAAATTCTTTGTCGTAATGTGAAATAGTCAGATTAGCTAATTCGATACTTTTACCAAAGTTATCGCCGCCTATTTCAGGATCGTTCTTGACCTCAGTTTTCCATGATTCGATAGCGTTTGAAAGAGCTTGAGCTTGAGCTTGAGCAAACTTAGAATGTAAAGCTGACCGACTATCAATAATTTTTTGAGCTGCCTCTTGAGATAACTTGTTCTCTTTTGCAAACTCTAAAACCTCTGATAGATCTGTTTCGCTTACGCCGTCCTTTAGTTCGAGCTTCAATTCTACTTCGGATGTCGCTGGCTCTTCTGCTGGCTTGTCCTCGGTAGCTGGCGACTCATTAACTTCTGTCTCCGGCTTTGTTCCTTCTGCTTCTGCCTTGATCTCGGCACCTTCTGTTTGTTGCGCGTCCTTTGCTTTATCATCCTTGAATATGACATCGGCTGCACCTGCTTCGACTTGTTCTGTAGTTATGGTTGTATCTTGTACCACTTCACTCATCTGTAGATTCCTTTCGTGTTTTTTCCTTAAATACTTTTATTTGTTCTTTAAGATTTTTTGTTTCAGACATCATTTTTAAGTACGCCTCTGGATCTGCCTCGGTGATATCTGCCAAGATCTTGAGTCCAGTTGATCTCATTCCTTCACGGAAAAAAGTCTCACTCGATCCAGTCATGCTTGTTCGATACAGACCGCAATAATCCAATAGCTCGTGTAAATAACGACGGCCATGTTGCGTACTTAATAAAAATTTTAAATCATCATTGAGTAGTTTTTTATAGTCCATTAGGTACTACCCCACCTTTCATCATCGCTGCCAGCGCGTTGTCATCTGCGAGTGTTGCGCCGGAAAGATCTTTTGCGACCTTAGCTCCAGCCATCATAGTCTGCTGCTGCTGAGCTTGCTGCTGAGCTTGAGCGCGTTGACCACGAATAGACTTAACCTCATCCTCAGTTCTTAAAATCTTTGAAGGGACGCTTGTTAAATCAGAATAAACATCGACAAGAGAATCAGCATTAACTTTATCAAGCACTGTTTGATCAATGTTCGCGACTTGAGCCACGAAGCCACTGAATCTTTCTACAGCTCCAATACCTACCATCTTTTGAGCTTGAGCCATGATTGAGATGTACTCAATTTTCATATCTGCACCTGCAATTTCTGGCGGCGGTGGTGGTAAAAGTCTTTGCTTTTGCATGATCTTAAAACAGTTATCAATCAACGGATCTAATAAATCCTGATTAAGCTGCTCTAACACCGGACCTAACGCTAACAATTTCTCTTCGTGACGCTCTTCAATTTCACGAGCTGTAATCTGGCGACGATCACTCGATGCTAACATCAAGAATAAGTCCTCAAAGAACGCTCTTTGAATACGAGTACGGCACTGAGCTTGCTTTTGTTCAAGCTCATTAATTCTGAAATTGATATCGTATACAGATCGTATACCTTGCAAACCTTCACGGACATCAACGTAGTTAATATCTCCAGGCATAAGAGTTACTTTTGAATTTCGCATTGCCGTTGGAGCTGTAAGTGGTGGGTTAATCATTTTATCAACCGCTTGCAGAGATCTTTTCTCACCTACTTGTAATTGCTTAACATCTCCTAATGCTTCCATTCCAGGGCAAGAAGTTCCATAAACATCCTCGCCGTTGATCTCCCATCGAGGACATAAGATAGGAAAGTAATCATATCCAGATTCACGCAAGAATAAATCAGTCTGCGCATTATTAGATGTGCTGTGTTCGTAATAACAGCTTGTATACTTTTTATATTTAGCAAACGGATTATTAGGTTTATACAATTCGTTTGGTCTAATAAAATGAGTGACATCAAACCAAGTCTCGAACTGACCTTTATCGTAAGCGTCTTTAACGGATTGAGAAAAAATAGTCCAATCAATTTTCATAGGATAGTTAGGATCTTTTATTCCAAACTTCTCTACCATCTGACGAGCTGTCATTCTAAATTTTCTATTAAACGTATCTACTTTTAAGTTAGGACCTTGAGCGACAGAATAAGATCCAATTTGAAACGGTACAAAGTTGAACACGTTTCCATTCAAGTCCTCTTCAATAGCCATAGCTCCAGTGCCAAACAAACCCATGTCACCATAAATAATCGGTAACACATTATATAAGTTTGATCGTAAAAATACTGTATTCATTCGAGCAGTAACAGCATCAAGCCATTGTCTCACTCGTCCATATTCAGATAATTCTGGATCACTCAACGTCAGTTTAAACCACGGACGAGCTGGACTTGTTACGCCACTCATCATGCCGGATCTTAACGTACGCAAGCTCATAGTCCCAGTTGAGTCGATGATATTTTGATTGCGCTTATCACCTCTGTTTGTATCCCAGTCTTTGATTCGTGCTCTTCGTGGCGCGATAAAATCAGATAATTCTTGCCAGTGTGTTAAGAAAGAAGTGCGCTCAGATTCTAACTGAGTCTGCACAAGATCAAACATTTTACGTCTTGATAAGCTATTGTTACTCATTATTCACCCAACAAAGTTTTGTACTTCATGTTACTATTTGCGTTCATTCCAGCCGAACCTAAAACAGATCCAGACCGACCGCCGCCGGAACCAGTCGCTCGCTTCGTGTACTCTTGTTCTTTCATTTGAGTCTGGCGTTTTCTACGCTCTTCTGAATCTGCTTGAACTTTTGTAGCATCAGCCTCGGCTGCACGTTGAGCAGTCTCTTGAGCCGCTGCCTCTTCTTTTCGTTTTGTAACTCCAGATACATCGTCAACAACTTTATCAGTCTGACGAGCAAGCCATGTAGTACCACCTGTTAAGATGTCCACAGTTGTTTCGTTAACACCTAGTGCATTGCCTATCTGCTGAGTTACATTTTTTGCAGCCATTTCATATCTCCAATAAATAGTTATTTTCTTTTAATTTAAAACCACGCTTTAAAAGAGAGTCAGGCTTAACTGGAGAACCATGCTCCAATGTCATAAAGATCCACTGACAATTCTCTTCTCCATAACGAATAAATGTATTTAAAAGCATCGCTCCAGCTCGTGTGTTTCGATACTCGTCTTTAACCCACCACCATAATTCAGTGAGTGTTTTAATTTCGGGATTAAAAAAGTGACCGTACAAAGTGCCGCATATAAATCCGACTGGCTCATAGTTCAATTCAGCAACAAAGAATAAATGATTATTTATAAGATCGGATATTTTTTCGATGCGATATGCAGATGACTTTCCAAACAATGAATATTTGGATGCGTAGAAGTCGCTAAATTTTTGAAGCTCAGCTTGAATAAAATCAAGATCCGTGAGCTTAGCTCGTCTTATCAGCACAGTGTTATCACCTAATCCTTAGCGATAATTAATGGTTAAATAAAAACTAGATCATGGCAAGTCAAAACCTGCTCGGATCAAGAGGATCGTAGTCCATAGCTGACCTTTGGCCTGAGTTAGCCTCTGCTCTATGTAGAACACCAAGCTCACCGGACATGGTCGGCATATCAACATCTGCAAAGGTTAAAGCCAAAGCATCTGCTTTATCTGGCGAAAATCCAAGACTCTCTTTGATCTGATCCTTTGACTGTAAAATGATCTTACTATCTTTAAAAAAATACTCTGGAGCACACAGCTCTTTAATTAAATCGTCATCATAAGGAAGCGCACCGCCTCTCTTAATCCAATCTGCCATACGAAACCACATCTCAGCTCGCTTGTTGTAATACCTTGGATCACTGGCCTTTGATGAGAAGTGAACCTCTTGAGGAGTGTGACCACGCTGCATCATGTAATCTATTACACCACCACCGAAACCGCCAGTACCGTCAACATATTCAACCTCGGCACCCCATTTTGTTTTAGCGAGTATGACTCTTGATGCGATCTCATTGGTTCTAGCATTTTTCATTTCAACATACTTAAAAGCCATGAGGCCTTGACGTGGAAAAATAATTGTCGAGTCATCTCCGAAACGAGCAACGTCGATACCGAGTCTCTTTTGAGAATAAGTGTAATCTTCTTTCGAGATCTTGCGATTCATCGCTGCCATAACCTCTTCATAACCGATCAATGAATTTAAACTTGTAGGTGGAAACTCACCGAACACGTTGATTAAAACCCACGGATTATCACGTCCATACTTTTCAATCTGCTGTTTTGCCCACTCGATACTTACACGCGGAGTACGTTTAGGATTTTCTGGATCGGCTGAGATCTCGATGACATACCAGTTCTTTCGATCTTTAGTAGATGCTTCATACAATGGACCTGATAAGTGAGTCGGGTTTCCAGCTTGAATGAGTTTACATTCAACCCCTGTAGACATTGCGGCCTCGGCTGCTGCCATAACAGATGATGGGATACCTCCGGACTCATCAAGAATAAACATAATATAATCGGCATGAAGCCCAGCAAGAGTGTTGGCCTGCTGATCGTCCGATGCAGACTTTGACCATGAACGAGCTGACATAAACCATGTCTCAGGCGCGTCCTTATTAAAGATACGAGTTTTAGTCCACTCGAATTGATCTTTTAAAAAGTCAGATCTTTGTTGCCACTTACTCATCTCTGACCATAAACCATCGGCCAAGTTATCCCATGAGATAGAAGTCGCTGCGATCTTTGGATGAGGACGAGTCGCTAAAAACCACCATGCAATCCACGAAAGAACGCAAGTCTTTCCAGGTCCCTTACACGCTTTCAAAGCCATTTGTTTGTTGTTCATGCAAGCTTCTAAAGCTTCAACTTGCCACGCATCAGGATCGACTTTGAATTGATCTTTTACAAACTTGACGATATCGACTTGATACCGCGCAAGCCTTAACATTGTTTTCTCGTCCATTATTTAAGACCTATAAATTTCGCTACGGTTAGAAGCTTTTGAACAAACCATCCGAAAGTTCCTGCTGTATTGTTTCCAGCTAACGGAGCTGACCATGGGTTTCCTGCTGAGCCTGCATCTGATAAAGCTTTACCAGTTGATCCAGCAGAAAGATGTGCAGCCGATGATTCGTCCCAAACCGCTTGAGCAATCTGAGCCGGAGTCGCTGTTCCTGTCGTGACTGAAAGATCTGCTGAGATGTTTGCAGTCGCAAAGTTTCCTGCATTTGTTGTAGATATTTGAGCAGATAAAGCAGCCGCCAAGTCAATGATCGCACCAAGCTGAGCACTTGTAACTGTCATGCTCGCTGTGATCGCAGCCTGTAAAGCTGACACCGCTGCAAGTTGACCTTGAGTGATCGAGATGTTGGCTGACATCGCAGATAACAAGTTTGCAATCTGATCAAGCTGACCTTGAGTTAAATCAATATTGCCAGTGATGCTTGATTGTAAGTTGATACCTGCTGCAAGACTCAAAAGAGTTTCGCTCAAGTTCATACTTAATTGATTATAAGAACTGATTGATCCTGGCGTCGGTGCCATAATCCAAGAATAAGGGTGCATATAACCGTTTGGAGTTGACGCTATTCGATTGTACCCACCTGCATATTGATTACGATTAGAACCACTCATTGAATAGTTCGATCTCGAATCTGCAAGCGTAGCACCGCCTCGATGTCTTAGCGGTGCTTTATTAAAAAGATTGTAGTTTCCAAGAATAGCCAAGCGATTAACCCCAGCCTAGATCAAGTGAACCGTAAAAGTTTGTTGATGCAGCAGTCGCGCCGCCTGCGAAATATAACCATCCCAAACAAGCACCATCTTTAATTTGTGGCATTGAAGGAAGTTGATTCACAAGATCACGTTCAGCCGCTACCGATGCAGTAGTTAACGGAATAGTCGCAAGTGGTTTACACATAATTAAATCGTAGAACGTGTTGGCTGTACCTGACGCCGCACTAAGCTTGAACCCCTCTACTGATTTAATACCTTTATCACCTTGAGCCATTGGTAAGAATGGGCCGTACTGATTCGCTGCCAAACCTGTATGACATAACTTAAACAATGTTGCAGCAAGTGAAGCCGTTGCAGATACCGTTACTGGCATTGCGCGAGCTGCGACTGATGCTGTGTTCGTATAACTTAATTGTAAGTTGTGAGCCACGGCTCCGATGGTAGCTGACAATCTGTTTGGAACTACGAAAGCCCGAACACCTGTACCATTAGCATATCTTGATTGAGCATTTTGATTCGTAAGAGTTTGAGTTGTTAAGTTGTTCGCATCAAGGAACGGATACACTTGTAATAAATCTACAAGCATTAAGACCGCCGGAACTCCGGTAGCAACGGCTGTGACCGCTGCCATATTTAATAAATGTTTTGTATCAGTTGAGACGTTACCGCCGTGATATAAAGCACCTTGATTGTTTGTATCTGTTATGATCTGTGATGCAGAAGTAAGTGACGTTAAACCACCCCACTCAACTACTGAAATATTATTGATTGAGAACACGCCTGTATTAACTGACGCTTGCATAACTAAGCCAGCAGTTGTAGTCGCTGTGATATATTCAATGAAAGTACCAACCGCTGCTCTTACTGTTCCGGTAACACCACCCAAAGTAAAATTCACATTCGATGAAGTCCATGCAGTAATCGTATATTGAACGCGATATATACGACCGATCACGATTGGAATGTTCATTGAATCGGCTGCGAGCTGAGTCGCTGTACCGGAAGTTTTAGCGAACACACCTGCTGCTGCTACCCATGCCGTACCGTTTGCAGTCCAGTTGAAAGCGTTACCCACTGGGCCTGTAATAGTTTGAGGAGACTCACCGTTGATGACAAGCTCGCCAGGTCTGACAGCAAGTGGAACACCTTGAAACTGAGAGAAGTCATACCAACCGCCAGCCACTAATGCAGCGGCTCCGGTGATCTTATTCCAGTCAGCTCGAAAGAACTTTCCGTTGTTTGTTACTTCATTGATTAGATCGTCTTGTGAATTAAAACCCATACGTTAACTCCATGCTATTTCTACGATACCCATGATCACACTGCCTTGAATGTTTCCAGCGGGTAAGATTAAAAAGTTTAAATAAGCACCATCGAAAACTCGACGAGATGCCATGCCTGTATCTTTAAAGAAGTCTTTTTCAACCGGAGCATTGATCTCTCTGATTGTTGTCGTGGCTATTGGAGCACACAACACGAGCGCGAAAATACCACCGTTTGCATTTTCAAACTGGAATGATTCGACTGAACGAATACCTTTATCACCCTCTTGTAATGGAATGAAAGGAAACCCAGCGTTTGCATTGGTTCCACTTGATATAACTGATGCAGTTTGAGCTACAGAGTTTGATGTGATCCAACGTGATTCACGACCTGATACGCCTTGTTCGTTTGTATATGTAATCTTAAAACGAGCACCACCGATGTAAGAACCTTGAGCTACAACAAACGCCTTAACTCCTAAACCATCTTGATATCTTGGAAGCGCGACTGTGTTATCTAGCAGTTGTTCATCAGTCGAGTCACCATCAATGAACGGATAATATAAAAGATAATCACATAATAATAAGGTACATGGAGCAACGGCGGCGTTTTGAGCTGAGCACATGATTGATTTAACAAACTTGTTATCAGGTAAAACACTTGCACCTGGATATATTCCTTCACGACCTTCGAGTCTTGCAGCTAACAATGGAGCAGATGCATAATAGTTTGTAACAGGATTGCCTGCTGCCATTGATAAGTCTGAGAAAACTCCAGCACTTGACGGCTGAGATGGTATCTTACGCATAGACGAGATGATACTCTTTCCAGTATCAATCGACTCGACTAAATCTTTTACGCTACCGAAACCACCCACGAATGACTCCTATTAATCTAATGTAAATACCAATGCTCCAGCCGAGAACTGTGGCTGAATACCGGAAGCGACTGCAACCGTTGAATTAAGAGCACCCGATACGATAATGTTTCCAGCTCCAGATGCAGTATCTACGATTGAAACGTGAGTACAAGTTGATGATCCAGCCGTGCAAACAGGGAACTGTTCAAGGTTCGCGTTCGATACAGTGGCTCCAGCGACAGTGATATCAGATGAACGAGTTAATGGAACACGAGCATAACCAGTATAGTTAGCTTCTGATGTGATTGCTGTTCCAGCCTCACCTGGATCTGCTGTGTGAAGAGCAAGCCATAAATCAGTGTTACCGTTCCATGGAAGTGCTGTCCCTTTAAAGATTTGATTTAAGACTGCTATCTCTGCTGCGTTTGAAAAGCTCATGTTAAACTCCTGTTAAAATATGATATTGGTTATAAGTTAAAGTTAAACGATCAGTCCATGCTGAGTTAAGATCTGCGTATCCTGCATTGTTTGAAGCGTTGGCATAAAGCTTAGTGCCAGCAGATTCAGAGAACTTCTCGACAAGCCAAGTGCCTGATGAGTTAGTTTTTCCAACATATAAAGGATCTGAGTCGAGATCTGTAAGATCAATCTGATAAGAAGTGATACCACCGCCGGATGAACCTGCAACATATAAAGGATTGTCTGGAGTGTTGTGTGGAACTATATCGAGGCCGCGCTTGTTTGTAGAGATATCTGATGCTGTGACAGCATTGCTTGATGTTTGTTTTGTAGGTAGCGCGTCTATATTACTCATCATCACCCATTGGTATTTGATCGCGTGGCACTTTCTGTGCTGCTAAAATGTATTGTTCTAAAGTTATCTTGCCATCGACTTGAACCTTGTCAACAAAGAGTCCCATTTGTTTGCCGAACAGGTCTATGGCCTTAAGCTTATCTTGAAATTTAAGGCCTCCGTCAGCGTTAATTTCTTTGATTGCAGCGGTGAGATTGCGTGGAAGCTCCTGCAATTTTTTGATGGTACCGTCAGGATTTACAGCATCTTTCACGTCGTAAAGTGACATTTTCTTAACTTCATCAAGGACTGATTCACGCGCCCACTCTTCACGGTCAGCCATGGCTTGAGCGAGTTTTGCTTTCAACTCTTCTTTAGATCTTATATGACGCATCAATTTTGAGTAGGACATACCCCACATTTTAGCGAGTTCAATTAAAGAGCCGCCGTTTGCAACGTGGTCAAAGAGGACTTCCATTGATTGAGGATCGTTTTTAAGGATCTCAATACTGTCGATAGGTTTTGGTAGATCTGACATCAGATATAATGATGCAGAGATAATTTAAGTTATGTCAATCTAGACCGCGTTTAAAGGCCGTACCTTGCGTAAAGATCTGAGGCTCTGGCTTTACCCACCTCTTCGGTTATCTTTCCAGATTCAACATCCTGAGCGATTTTGAGTAGGTCCTCGGCTGCGTTCTTTTGATCATAGACTTTGTTAAGTTTTTTCTTAAGCTGCTTTGCGCGGAGTCTGTTCATGAAAGATTGAGGGACGCCAGGTTTTAAATTTGTATCAAACATGGACCAAACATAAGCCGAAAACTTACCCATTACAAACGAATTGTCTGGACGTGTTAAAATTTAAGATTATGACAGAATGTTACCTGTTACCGCAATTTGGAAAAAAAGCTCCAACATCTTTCATATGTAAATGGGCAGATCATATGAACCCATTTTTATCTATACTAGAATAATCAATATTAATAAGTAACATAGGTAACAAGAGTAACAGTATTGAAATCATTAAGTTTTTTGATCCAGTTTTGTTACCGCAATTACAGATGTTACAGATTAAAAAACAGGCATTTCCATTTTTTCGAGGTCAAAAGAGGAGTCCGAAAAGGTCGCCGAGAATTTTTTAAAATGTTACCGGAAAAAACACTAAATGTTACCGGAATGTTACCGGAATGACCAAAAACACAGGTAGCATCGCGTCCTATTATTTAAGCACAAAAGCTTAATAAAAGAGCAGTCCAGAATTATCAAAACGATATGTAAAGCGATGTAAAGTGACGTAAAATTTGAGTAGCTGAGTAGCTTAATTGGCAGAGCATGAGGAGTAGAAAGCCTCATAAAAAAGCCGGATCCGGCATTCAAGTGTGAGTTCGAGTCTCACCTCAGCTTCTTTAAAAGGTATATTCAAATCTCAAAAGTTGCATTTTGAATTGTTTAATAGTGTAACTCATAAATCCTTTTCGTTGCAATGTCATAATAGGTCAAATCTTTTTCAATACCTATGAAATTACGATTTAAGTTTTTTGCCCATTCTCTAAAATCTTCAATGCTCAACTCGCCTTTTGCAGAATTACAAATCTTGCAGCACGGAGCGCAGTTATCGATTACATATCCAAGTTTGTTATTAATTCTATCAATTCCATTAGCAAAAACCGTTGTCTTGCTAATTAGTTTTTTTGATTTGGTCTCACAAGACCTATCGGCAAGATTTTTATAAGGCCTAGCTCCGCAATAAGCACAGTCACTTAAAACGATTGATTTAAACTCATCAAATGAAATGCAATCTTTTGAGAATTTTTTATTTCTTCTTTTTGTATGAGAGTATTGAACTTTTAATATCTCATCAATTCTGTTTGTATTTTTTTTAAACTGAAATCCAGATGATAGTAAAAATTCTTGCTTTAAACAATCGCCATGCAATAACTCAATTTTTTTCATTTACTTGTCTCCAAGGGATAGTTACCTAGATCAATTAACAACTTCTCTTTCAACTCTGCGAAATCTGGTTTAGTCATTTTGCTTTCCTGTATATAAAAATGCTCTCATCTTTTCAACGGCACCCATTGGTGATTTGCTGAATGTGCCGTGACCTGTCTGAAGGTTATCGCCAAATAGACAGCACCATTGGTCCCCATCCAAAGAAATCTTACATCCAAAAGACAAAACAAAACTGACATCTGCTGCGTCTCTGTTTCTTTCTTCTGTAGCGTTTAACAACATAGTTCCATAATCTGAAGTCATACTCACCCCTCACCTTTAAAAAT